TACGCATCTTTCTCTGAAGGTGAGAAGCTTCGTATTGACTTAGCGTTACTATTCACATGGAGAGCTGTATCAAAACTACGTAACTCAACATCGACTAATCTATTAGTTATGGATGAGATTATGGATAGTAGTCTTGACAATGCTGGTACAGAAGAGTTTCTAAAAATTATCAACGAAATTACCGCCGATTCAAATGTCTTTATCATCAGTCATAAGGGTGATCAACTATATGATAAATTTGACAATGTGATTAAATTTGAAAAGGTCAAAAACTTTAGCAGAATGGTCGTATAGGAGGATCGCAAATGGAATTTGGTAGACTGGCAGCACTAGAAAGTAAACACAAAGACTTACATTCACGAATAGAAGCACTAGAAGCCGAAAGAGCGCCGGACAAATACATTACTCCACTTAAGAAAGAGAAACTTTTAGTAAAGGACTCCATAGAAAAATTGAGACTAGATGATGAATAATAGAAAGTTTATTTTTGACGTAGACGGCACACTAACACCAAGTCGTGGTCGCATTAATAAACACTTTGGTTCTTGGTTCTCTAGGTTTTGTGATAGACAAGAAGTATACATTGTAACTGGTAGTGATAAACCTAAAACACTTCATCAAGTAGGAGAGTATATCTACCATCAATGTAAAAAAGTATATCAATGTTCTGGTAATGATGTTTGGATGAGAGATCAGAATTTAAAAACAAATCACATAGACGTATCAGATGAGATGCAAGAATTTTTTGATGAATGTTTAGAGACTAGTAATTTTGATATTAGAACAGGTTCTCATGTTGATGTCAGACCAGGTTTGATCAACTTCTCAGTATTAGGTAGAGGGTCTACTAAGCCTGACAGAAAAACCTATATAGAGTATGACAAAGAAGTTTGTGAGAGAAGAATGTTTACCGAAGCCTTTAACGATAAGTTCAATCGTTTAGGGTATGAATGTAATATCGCAGGAGATACTGGTGTAGATATTACTCTTATGGGTAATGGTAAAGAACAGATTATACAAGACTTTTCGGCAAAAGATAACTTAATATTCTTTGGCGATAATACAGAATTAGGTGGTAATGATCACTCTTTGGCGAATATTATACCAGATAGTTATACAGTGAAGGGATGGGGCGAGACATGGGAGATTCTAAAAGAAATAGAATAGTTGGCTTTACAGCCTCGGCGTTTGACTTGTTACACGCAGGTCACATTACAATGTTGAAAGAAGCAAAAGAGCATTGTGATTATTTGATTTGTGGGTTAAACGTCGACCCATCTATCGATAGATTAGATAAAAATTCACCAATACAAAGTATAGCCGAGCGTTACATTCAACTCTCGGCTGTTAAGTATGTCGATGAAATTATACCATATTACCACGAAAAAGACTTGACAGAGATATTAAAATCGTATACAATAGACATTAGAATTTTAGGTGAAGAGTATAAAGATAAAGATTTTACTGGTCGTGAACTATGTGATAGATTGGGTATCAAGCTTTATTTCAATAAGAGAAACCATGACTTTTCATCAAGTGAATTAAGAAAGAGAATGTATGATAGACAAAATACTAACAGAGATAGTTGAAGAGCAAATACCAGAGAATGAAGTTGCTGTAACACTTTCAGGTGGTGTTGATAGCCAGTCTGTTGCTTTTTGCGCTCATCGTCTTGGTAAGAAAATAACTGCATACACGATGTATGTTGATGGTATGGTCAGTAAAGATGCAAAACATGCAATAGATGTTGCTAATCATTTTGGTTGGAACATCGTAACAATAAACGTACCAGTTAACTCAATACAAGAAGACTTTATGAAACTTGTTAATGAGTATGGCTGTAAGAAGAAAACGCAAGTAGAATGCACGTATCCGTTTCTTTATGTGTATCCTTGCATTCAAGAGTCTGCCGTATTATCTGGGTGGAGTGCTGATGGCTACTATGGTCTATCTAAACGTTGTGCGTTACACTTCAAAGAACCTAAAGAAAAGTTTGATGAGTTTCGTGATGGTTACTTCAATGCAGAGAACGTTGTCGGTATCAATCAACAATACATGTTATCAAAAGAACATAATAAACGTTTTATTGCGCCATACATGGATAAGAGAGTTAAAGACTATATGTATCAGTTTGATTGGTATGAGATGAACAAACCATATCAGAAGCATGTTGTTGTAGAAGCTTTCCCAGAGTTTAAAGAGATTAAAGTACGCAAGCATGAGAGTTTACAACTTGCTGCAGGCGTACCAGAAATATTTGAATCACTACTTGACAATCGTGACATAAATCCCTATAATAGGGAAAGAATCATGGATCTAGTTAGAGATTGGCAAAACGTAGGTCCAACATTATTTTGAGGTGAAGAATGAAGTACGATCCGTACACAGTAGAAGATGTTAAGAGAGCATCAGCAGAAAAGAAGTTTAGTGTTATTAGTTGCTTTGCAGGTGGCGGTGGTAGTTCAACGGGCTATCGTCTCGCCGGTGGTGATATCTTACTAGTAAATGAATTTGTAGAAGAGGCTATCGCTTCGTATAAACAAAACTATCCAGATACACCAGTTCTTGTTGATGATATCAAAAAGTACTCTAGTCAAGACTTTCTTGACATGGCTAAAGTTGAAGAGCGCAATCTAGATATTCTAGATGGTTCTCCACCATGTTCAGCGTTTTCTGTTGCAGGTAAGAGAGAAAAAGGTTGGGCTGGCTACCAAGAAGATACACGTAAGACGTATTTTGATGACGATGGTAATATTGTACAAGAAGGTGAACTCAAAGTAAAAGAGGGTATCAAAACTTACTCTGACGGTAAAACTGTTGAAGCTATCGAAGACTTGTTTTTCGAATTCATTCGAGTTGCTAAAGATATCAAGCCTAAAGTGATTGTAGCAGAGAATGTAAAGGGTATTACATTTGGTGAAGCTAGAGAGAAGTTGTTTGAGTTTATCAACAGCTTTGAAGCTATTGGGTATCAAGTAACGTATAAGGTGTTGAGCGCCGCAGACTTTGGTACACCACAAGCACGTGAACGTACCATTTTTATCTGTATTCGTGATGATGTTTGTGATACAATAGGTCTTAATCTTCTTAATCTAAATGGTGTGTTTCCTGATAGAACACACTTTGAACATGTGTCACTAATCGATGGTATTGATGGTGTCGTTAATGACCCAGAACAAGAGAAAGAACTATTTGACTATGTACAGAACGGCTTTCAAAAGAAGTGGATTGAGATGTTACCATTCAACCCACCACGTCATACGAAGCCAAGTGATAAGGAGTATATCCACATCAACCCTAAGCGATCACTCTTCAATATGATTAGACCTGCACCACATCTACCTTGCCCTACGATTACTCAAAGAGGCAATCAGAAGAGTGTGTCTGGTGTATTTCATCCAGCGATGAATAGAAAGTTTACTATACCTGAACTAAAACGTATTATGTCACTACCAGAAGACTATCAATTGACTGGTAGCTTTGATAAGCAAGCCGAGCGCATTGGTCGCATGGTTGCACCTAAGATGATGGCAGCAGTTGCCGATTCGATTTATGAAAAAGTATTGAAACCATATAATGAGGCTACAAGATGAACGACTTTACATTTGCACACAGAGAAGAAGGATTTGACAATCATATTGAAATGAGTATTCGTGGGTATGGTAACCTACATGATGATATAGTGTCTATGTCACGTTACTTCGTAGATAACGAAAGTAGTGTATATGATATTGGTTCTAGCACTGGTAAAACAATTCTTGCTATGGCAGATCAGAACTATTCGTTTGCCCCTAAATGTCATTACATTGGCGTAGAGATTGCAGATGGTTTTGAAGAAGCTATGAACGATAGAGTAGTTGAAGTTGAAGGTAAGTATCCAGATACAATCGTTTCATATCTTAAAGACGATATTCGTGAAGTTGAAATTCACAATGCAAGTCTAGTTACCTCTATCTTTACGTTACAATTCATGCCTCGCAATGCACGTGCAGAAGTGATTGACCGCATCTACGAAGGTCTTAACGAAGGTGGCGCATTCATCTTTGGTGAGAAGACTGTAGCAACAGATGCACGTACTCAAGACATGATGACGTTTATGTTCTACGACTATAAGCGCAAGTCTTTTAGCGAATCGGATATCATGACCAAAGAGGTCACTCTTCGTAACATGCTTAAACCAAACACTTGGGACGAATTACAAGATATGATTTATAGTGCTGGCTTTAGAACAGTGCAACCTTTCTGGCAGAACCATTTGTTCGTAGGTGCGATTGCCATAAAATAATTTGGTGATAAGCCAAAATAACTATTGACATACTACCTAAAATATACTATATTGATTAATGAAGATACGCCAGTGCCATGAGGGTGAGAGTGTATCTTAATAGCGAAACAGGAGTAATATGCTATGACCAATACAAATGTACGACTAACTTGGGACCTTGAAGTAAAAACAGTCTCAGAATTCTTTCTAGAATCTTCAACGATTAACGTCAATCCAGTTGGGCAACGACCAACTACAGTGCGTAATCCTATTGGTGAAAACCGAGCATCTAAATCACAAGACATTATTGCAAGTATTCTCTCTAACGGTGACGTTGGTGAGGTAAAGGTTGTGAAGACAGCAGATGCATCATATCAAGCAGAGTGTGCCGATGGCGGCCACCGTATGCGGGCTATTCTAGGTTTCTTGACTAACAAGTTCCCCACATTTCGCTCATCAGAGTTTGGTGAGAAGTATTGTCGTGACTTGACAGACGAACAGCGAAAATCTTTTATGAACTATCGTTTGCGTTTCATTGTATATGGTAACCATGGTGAATTGAGTGTATCAGATAAAGCTGATATCTTTCAGAAGACGAACACCACTACTCCAGTGAATTCACAAGAGTTCTTAAACTCTTTTGGTGATATTCCTATTGCAAACTTAATTCGTGAAACTTCTTGGACTGTACCTGGTATTGATAACTCGTGTCATACTTTATTTGACATGCATTACTCTGCAGCAGGCAATGAGATTTATCGGAACGTTGCGTTCTCAAATGATCGTATGCGAATTGATGAACTTGTAGCACGTCTAACATATATGATTTGGTGTGGCGAAAAGCCTGTGACTGCATCGTTTGATCAGTTGTTAGAAATGTACAAGTATCCATTCACTGAGAAAGAAGTTGCATCACTCGAAAAAAAGCTAAAGATACTACTAGACTTTGTTCTAAAGGTATCTTTACAGCGAAATGCCCGTGTTGGCCGTGGTTTGTTGAATAAGCACGTTGTAATGCTATCACGTATTTACTTCTACTTCAAAGAAAAGAATGGTGATTTCAAAGTAGAAGACTTCAGCGAATTCTGGTCAGAGTTTGAAAGTGCATACAATGCTTTCAATCCACAACAACCAAAGCGCAAAGAAATGGTAGAGAACAATCGCACTATCTATGAAGCGTTCCATGGTTATCTTGGTGATTATAAAGTACAGTGGAAAATCGATAACTCTATCAAGTGGTTCTTAGAAGAGTTTGATCTGGATAATGCTACTGTGTTAATTCTTGATAAAACACGCAAGTTTTCACGTGAAATGGTTGAGTTGAAGCTTGCAGAACAAGCGTATGTAGATTGGGTCGATGGTAAACCACTTACTATGAAGACTGCACAAGGTGGCCACATTCTTGCACACTCGAAAGGTGGCACAAGCACATATGATAATCTTGTAGTAATTAGTGCAGAGCATAATCGTATTATGCAAGATACAAATGCAAATGACTACAAGAAGATGTGGTTAGAAAATCAAAAAGCTGCGGAGACAGTATGAAGCAAGATTTCATCATAGACTTCGAAACTATTGGGCAGAACGCTATGAAATGCCCAATAGTAGATGCTGCTTATGTTGTGTTTGATTGGGATCGGTTCAACTCCGATCCCTACTCATTCCTAGAACTAACTTCTTTAGTCAAGACAGATAAGTTTGATGTTAAAGACCAAGTTAATAACGGATGTTCTTTTGGTAAAGATGATCTAGCTTGGTGGCAAAGACAATCAAGTGAAGCTAAAGCAAATTTGAAACCTTCAGAAAATGACTTGACAATTGAAGAGTTTTCTGTTAATATATTCAAATATCTAAGAGAAGTTGGTAAGGTAGAGTACTGGTGGTCACGTGGTAATACGTTTGATCCGGTGTTACTCGAAAGAGTAATGAATAAGCTAGACCAACATCTTCTTATGAATGAGTATTTGAGATGGTGGCGTGTTCGTGACATTAGAACTTGGATTGATGCCAAGTTTGACTTCTCTACAAAGAATGGGTTTATACCTATTGCAGATGTAGAGTATTGGGAGAATACGTTTATCGGACATGACAGTACACATGATGTTGCTGCAGATGTTCTTAGACTTCAAGCTATTCATCGTGCAGAAAATGAATTAGAACAAGTAGAGAGGTGAGCAGTGAATATTAAGAAAGACTGGGATAAAAGCGAACATGGTGCAATGCGTGAAGCAATGAATGTACCATATCTACGCCAAGTTCCTTTAGAAGCCGTGGCAGCTGGTGCTACTTCTTTAGAGTATGGTGCATTGAAATATGATCATCGTAATTGGGAGAAAGGCTTACCTTGGCAACAAATGATTGATAGTCTTAAACGACATATCGATGATTTTGAACGTGGTCATGAATATGATGACGGTGAAGGTGGCTCTGGTTTACATCAAGTTTGTATGATTATGGCTTCGGCTATGATGTTATCTGCATCGGTGATGCGTGGTATTGGTACAGATGATAGAATGCCAGCGATTGGAAATGAAGCACTCTCTGCAAAGCAATGTGCTACATGGATGAAAGAACAATTAGACAGAGCAGAAGAATTTGCAAAAAAAGCTTGACAAAATCTTTAAATTAGTGTATAAATATAACATTGAAACTACAGAAGGTATTCGTAATGAATTTTAGTAATGAGACTTTGAGTGTGTTGAAAAACTTCTCTACAATCAATCCTAGTATCGCATTTAAGCCAGGGCAAATAGTACGTACTATTTCTCCACAAAAGACTATTATGGCGGCGGCGACTGTTCCAGAAGACTTTGACAAGTCAGCAGCTATCTATGATGTATCATCGTTTTTAGCTACGCTACATTTGTTTGATGGCGCAGACGTTAAATTTGGTGATGATAGGTTCACTATTCAAGGTGGTTCTGGCAAAGGTCAAAGAACAGTGAAGTATACATATGCTTCCGAAAATCTTATCATCACACCACCAGATAAAGACATTTCTATTCCAGACCCAGAAGTAAACCTATCTATTTCATGGGCTGATATTGATGACGTAATTAAAGCGACTGGTATTCTTCAACTACCAGAGGTAGCATTCGAAAGCCGTGATGGTGACGTTTATCTATCTGCGGTTGATAGTAAGAACCCTAGTGCTAATACGTTTGATATTCTTCTTGCCGAGGGCTTGGGTAAAGAAGATTTCCAGATGATTATCAAAGTCGATAATCTCAAACTAATGGCCACCGACTATGAGGTCGCACTTTCCTCAAAAGGTATGGCACATTTCAAGTCTGACAAAGTGCAATATTGGATTGCAATCGAATCTCGTTAATTAAGGAGTTATTATGACAGAAGAGACAAACGAACAACCTGGCATTTCGCTACAACAGCTTGCCGCAGCAGTACAAATCATTGATTTGGCGGGAGAACGTGGCGCTATCAAAGGCGAAGAAATGGCCGCAGTAGGTGCTGTTCGCACTGCATTTGCATCATTCGTTGAGTATGCACAAGCACAACAACAAGCAAATGAGCCTCAAGCAGAACCTGAGGCTACAAACGAAGAAGCTCCTACCGACGCTTAAATTAGAAAGGGGGGTTGGTAATCAGCCCCCCTTTTACTATTATATAATTTTATTATGATGAGGTGATTGAATGCAAGAAGACTTTCTATGGGTAGAACGTTATCGACCAAATACTATTGAAGATACGATCTTACCAGAAAAACTTAAATCTGTTTTTCAAAAGTTTGTAGATCAAGACAACATACCTAATCTACTTTTGACAGGTCGTGCCGGTATCGGTAAGACTACTGTTGCTAAAGCAATGCTTGAAGAAATCAACGCAGACTACATTGTGATCAATGGGTCTATGAATGGTAACATTGACACTTTACGTGTAGACATTGCTAACTTTGCATCTACTGTATCTTTTACTGGTAGTCGCAAATACGTAATACTAGACGAAGCAGATTACTTAAACCCAAACTCTACTCAGCCCGCTCTACGAAACTTTATGGAAGAGTTTAGTAAGAACTGTGGGTTTATTCTCACATGTAACTTTAAGAATCGTATCATCGATCCGCTTCACTCACGTTGTAGTGTTGTTGAGTTCGCTATTAGTAATGATGAGAAAGCAGATATTGCTGCACAGTTCTTTGGTCGTGTGAAAAATATTCTTAAGGAGCAAAACATTGAATTTGATAACAAAGCTGTTGTTGAGTTGGTCAAGACTCACTTCCCTGATTGGCGCAGAACTCTTAATGAGTTACAGCGCTATTCTAGTACTGGTCGTATTGATTCTGGTATCTTAAGCAACCATTCAACTGGTAACTTAGATGGCTTAATTGACTTGATGAAGGGTAAGAACTTCACAGGTGTTCGTAAGTGGGTAGCGGAGAACAGCGACATTGATAGTTCTATGTTGTATCGTAATCTCTACGATATGCTACCAAATAAAATCAAAAGCACTCAAAGCGTTGCTGATGCTATTATTATATTAGCAGAGTATCAATACAAAGAAGCATTTGTAGCTAACTCAGAAATTAACCGTGTAGCAGCTTTGGCTACAATTATGGCAGAAGTGGATTGGAAATGACAGACAGTGACGTAGCGAAAAGAATGGAAGTATTATCTGCTCCTATCGAACAGCAAATTATGATGTGCGACTCAACAGAAGATATTATGATGTTGGCATCTGTAATGCTTACGAGAGCAATGAACATTTATGATAATACTATCACAGAAGAAGGCCGTAAAGAACTGATGAGAAGTTATATATAATGAATAAGCTTCAAGAACTCATGATAATTACAATGGAAGAATGTGGCGAACTTATCCAAGAATGTAGTAAGGTTCTACGTAAGACTGATAATATTAAAGACATTCCTATGGCAAACCGTCAAAAGCTTTTAGAAGAAGTTGGTGATGTGTACTGTATGATTGATCTTATTATTGATAATGGTCTTATGACAGAAGAAGAGATATATGGCCGAGCGCAGATCAAATCTGAAAAGTTAAAGAAGTGGAGTAAGTTATATGGGGTGGATGAACCAACTAATTCATCGACACAATAAAAAGGCCACGTGTCTTATATGTGAAGAAGCTGTACTTCAAGATGCGGCTGTGATAGAATATCAATATAAAGATGGTGTAGGAAAAGCATTCCTATGCCCTAAATGTGAAAAAGAAATGAGTAAATCTAACTTGGACTTTGATGATGAGTAATCCATTTGACTACATAAATTCTATTAACCAGAACAAGAAGAACTTAATGCGTGACAGTGAGAATGATACTCTTGCTGAAAGAGGCTATAATCCTTGGATTACTAGCAACGCATTGTCATACTTTCCTGACACTCTTCTTCATGCAAACCTAGTGAACACGTATCACCAGCTAGATAACCGACCTCAATATGAGTTTTTACTAAATAGTATTAGACCTAAGAAGCGATTTGCAAAGTGGGTTAAGAATACTGGTGATAAAGACTTAGAGCTTGTCTGTACTTATTATGGGTGCAATCGAAACGTAGGCCGAGACTATCTGTCTTTGTTGACCAGTGATCAATTAAAGATTATGGAAAAACAACAAGAAACAGGTGGAATAAAAAATGAGTCTAATAGAAAGCTTGGTTGAAGTTGATCTACCTAGCGATGAAAGTTTTCTTAAAGTAAAAGAAACTTTGACACGTATCGGTATCGCTTCACGAAAAGACAAAAAGTTATTTCAATCTTGTCACATTCTTCACAAACAAGGTAAGTATTACATAGTTCACTTTAAAGAGCTGTTTATGTTAGACGGTAAAGTTAGCAATTTTGCAGACGAAGATATAGCAAGAAGAAATACCATTATTAATTTACTAGAAGAGTGGGGCTTAATCAAAGCTACTAACCCATCTAGCACAGAAGAGCCTATCGCACCATTATCTCAAATCAAAGTACTACCGTACAAAGAGAAAGACCAATGGACATTAGTTGCTAAGTATAGCATCGGAAAGAAAAAGTAATATAGGATATTTTATAATGTATGATGATGAACAACTAGAACTTGATTTGGGTGATACTACTACTTTAGACTGGAGACCAGAACTTCTTATTTGGAAGCTTTGGGACGAAGCACACCTCCCAGAATACGCTACTGAATGGTCTGCTTGCTTTGATTTGAAAGCAAGTCTGAGGCCTCTTGACCTTGTTAAAGTTTATGGTCGTTTGAATGGTTCAGTTACACGCCCTGTTGATGAAGACAAGAAGTTCTCACTATATCACGGTGAACGTGTTCTGATACCAACTGGCTTAGTGTTTGATTTGGATAGAGATACTTCACTTCGTATTCATCCTCGCTCTGGACTTGCGTTGAAGAAGGGTGTAATCATTGCAAATTGTGAAGGCGTTGTGGATGCTGACTATGTTCAACAAACATATGTGATGCTTCAAAACACTTCAGATCAAGTATTCGAAGTTAAAGACGGCGATAGAATCGCACAAGCCGAAGTCGTCCCACTTCAACAATATATTTTCGAGGTTAGCGACAGAGAACCTGAAAATAAAACGTCACGTACTGGCGGACTTGGTAGTACTGGCGTATAAATAACCCGTAAGTGCCTTATAGGGCTTACACAATAAAACGACAATTCTTGCTTATTAAAAGGAGAAAAGAAATGAATAGTCATACACGTAATAGGTTTACAACTGAAATCTTAAACGATCCATTCTTTGTTGGTTTCGACAAAATGTTCGATAGAATGCATACAATGAATAGGGTCAATAGTTCAGCATCAAACTACCCCCCATACAATCTAATCCAAACAGGCGATGATACTTATATCATTGAGTTAGCTGTTGCTGGTTTTGATGAAGATGATTTTGATGTAGAACTACATGATAGCATTTTAACCATCAAAGCAGACATTGGTGTAACCGAGGATAGTACAAACTATCTTCACAAAGGTATCGCCGCTAGAAACTTTGAGCGTAAATTCACTCTAGCCGACACGATTAAGGTCGCTGGAGCATCTCTAAAAAGTGGTATGCTTACCATTAAACTAGAGAACGTTATTCCAGAAGATAGAAAGCCGAAGAAAATTGAAATCGGTAGTCAACTAGACGCACAACTTCTTACTGAATAATCGGATATACGCTAGAGCGTATGATTTACACTTTTACGCTCTAGCGTAACACAAACACACAACACAGGAGAACTAAATGACCAATAAGAATCCGTTCGAAATTCGTGCAGAAATGCTACAACTTGCCAAAGAATATATGGATCAACAATACCATATGAACGTCCAGTTTGCTGAAAGTATGATGGAACAAGGTAAGAAGAGTATTGAAGATATTAAAGAGTCTTACGAAATGTACTCTATGGACGACTTGATGTCTAAAGCAAAAGAGATGTACGCTTTTGTGTCCAAGAAAGATTAAAAATGAAGCCAAACACTAAGTTTACTCTTGGTGTAAAAGATGTGGAGCATATTGAAAATGCTCTGCATCTTCTTCAAGCATCTATTAAAGATGACGCCAAGAAAAAAGAAATCGTAGAACTCAAGGCCAAATTGTATCATCAAAAGCACTGGTATAGGCCTAGAACTAATTACGTCGGTGGTTAAGTTTATACTTGACAACCGTTTCTTTATTTGATACAATGTGAATAATATATATTATGAGGCAACATGAGTTTTTATACATCTGCACACCGCTATGGCAACAAGATTCTCTTTCGAGGTTACGATGCCAAGGGTAACCGCTTACACAAGCGAGTGCCATTCAAACCCACCTTCTTTCTACCATCTAAGACGCACCAGACAGACTGGAAAGCGTTAGACGGCACACCCGTTGAGCCATTCGAACTCAACGATATGAGTGAGGCCCAAGAGTTTAATAAACGTTATGATGATATTACCAACTTCAAAGTATATGGTAACAACAACTTCGTAGCACAGTTTCTAGCTAAAGCATACCCAGAAGATATTGAATACAAGCTATCGTCTATTCGTGTAGGTAACTTTGATATCGAAGTCGCATCCGATGATGGCTTTCCACATCCAGATCAAGCAGATCACCCAGTCATCTCTATTGCTTATAGAGATAGTAGTGCTAAGTTGTATCATGTTTGGGGTATGGGCGACTATGACTCTAGCAAGACAGAACTAGACACAGATTGCTTAATTCAATATCGTAAGTGTGAGAATGAGGCAGAGTTGCTTCAAAAGTTTGTTGTGTTTTGGGAGAACAATTGCCCAGACATTATCACTGGTTGGAACATTCGTCTATTCGATATTCCATATATTATTAATCGTATTGTGAAAGTGTGCGGCGACAAGACAGCAAAAGCGTTGTCACCTTGGGGCATATATAAGTATCGTCAGATTGGTATCAAGGGTAAGAGCATGGATGCGTATGAAATCTATGGTGTTGCTCAGATGGATTACTATGATCTAGTACAGAAGTTTGGCTTCTCTCTAGGTCCACAAGAAAGTTACTCGTTAGATCATATTGCCCATGCTGTTCTTGGTGAGCGTAAGCTATCATATGAAGAGCATGGTTCTTTGCATACTTTATATAAGAATGATTATCAAAAGTTTATTGACTATAACATCCGAGATGTTGAATTGGTTGATCGTATTGATAAGCAAATGGGTCTTATGGAGTTGGCTCTTGTTATTGCATACAAAGGTGGTGTGAACTATCCAGATGTATTTGGTACAACTGCGATTTGGGATTCAATCATCTATCGGTATCTTAATGTTCGTAACATTGCGGTACCACCGAACATTCGTACAGAGAAAGACCCATACCCAGGTGGTTATGTGAAAGAGCCTCGTACTGGCATGACAAAGTGGTTATGTTCGTTCGATTTGAACTCTCTATATCCGAACTTGATTGTACAATACAACATGTCACCAGAAACGCTATTGCGAAATCCTAGTGATAGACTACCTGGCGGTGTAGACTTCTATATGCGTGAAGGTGATCCATTGCATCCATCAAACCGTGAACGTAACGTAAGTGTTGCGGCGAATGGTTCATGTTATCGTAAAGACAAGCAAGGTGTTATGCCAACTATCATCATTGGTCTTTATGATGAACGTAGGGTCACAAAAGACAAGATGCTAGAGATAGAGCAAGAGAACGAGAAGACCCCTTCTCCTGACTTGAAGCGTGAAATCAATCGTCTTGGTAACACTCAGATGGCTATTAAGATTTTGCTCAACTCTCTTTATGGTGCGTTGGGTAATCAATACTTTAGATACTTCGATATGAGAATTGCAGAGGGTATCACGCTATCTGGCCAGCTATCTATCAAGTGGGCAGAGAAGACTCTCAACAATGCTATGAACAAGATACTTAAGACTGATGATGATTATGTCATAGCAATCGACACCGACTCTATCTATGTTGACATGGAGCCACTTGTTAACAAAGTCAATCCACCTGATCCTGTCAAGTTTCTTGATAAAGCTTGTAGTGATAAGTTTGAGCCTATTCTTGCAGATGGGTATGCAGACCTCTTTCAACGTATGAATGCTTTTGAGAACCGCATGGTTATGGCACGTGAGGTGATTGCAGATCGTGGTGTATGGGTAGCTAAGAAGCGTTACATTCTAAACGTTCACAACAACGAAGGTGTGCAATACGCAGAGCCTAAGGTGAAGATGATGGGCCTAGAAGCAGTCAAGTCTTCTACACCTATGATAGTACGCAACAAGTTTAAAGAAGCATATTCAATCGTTCTACGTGGCAACGAAGAAGAGCTACAAAAGTTCGTAGAAGACTTCTATAATGATTTTAGTTCACTACCAGCAGAAGATGTAAGTTTTCCTCGTGGTGTGAGCGAAATTGACAAGTGGAATGATCTAAATACTATATACAAGAAAGGCACACCCATTCATGTTCGTGGCTCATTGCTATTCAATAAGAAGATGAAAGAGGTAGGTCTAGACCGCTCAATGGAAGCCATTAAGAATGGCACAAAGGTCAAGTTTTGTTATCTCAAAAAGCCCAACCCTCTCATGGAGAATGTGATTGCGTTTCCGCAGTTTCTCCCAAAAGAATTTAATATGCAGCAATACATTGATTATGATTTGCAGTTTGATAAAGCGTTCAAAGAACCTCTCAAGCTAGTAACAGATGCAATGGGTTGGCAAATTGAAAAGATAAACACATTAGAAGGATTTTTCTCATGACAGATGAATTTTTTGATTTCGGATTCACGGCAGTAGACGAACATGAACTATCAGCCGTACAAGAAGCTAAGTCAACAATTACACAAGTCTCTAGTACAGCAGAGACAACACAAGAGCGATTAGATGCTTTGTATAATGCGGTCATCCCGCTACTCACAAACTTAAAAGCAAACCCAGAGAAAGAATATATTCTCTGGCCTGATCGCACAGCAAAAATTGAATTATTTGAGTCGAAATTACTTGACATTTACCAAGGTAAGTGATATAGTAGTAACAATGACTTTATAGAGGAGTATATAATGTCGCTAATTGAAAAACTAATGAAAAACTCCACCAGTAAGATGACGGCACCTATCATGGACTCAAAGGTCTATGGTAAGAAAGAAATGGCAACTACACCTGTACCTATGGTTAACGTTGCTCTATCTGGTCGTGTTGATGGTGGCTTGACGCCTGGCTTGCTTATGCTTGCTGGTCCGTCTAAACACTTTAAATCTGCATTCGCATTGATGATGGCTGCGGCTTATCAAAAGAAACATGCTGATGCAGTAATTCTATTCTATGATAGTGAGTTTGGTACACCTCAATCATACTTCGAATCTTTTGGTATTGATATGGAACGTGTTGTTCATACGCCAATTGTTAACGTAGAAGAACTCAAGTTTGATATCATGAAGCAACTAGATGGTATCGATAAGAAAGATAAAGTTGTAATTCTTATTGACTCTATTGGTAACTTGGCTTCGAAGAAAGAAGTTGACGATGCAATGGACGGCAAGTCTGTTGCAGATATGTCACGTGCAAAGCAAATGAAGTCTTTGTTCAGAATGATTACACCACACTTGAATCTAAAAGATATTCCACTTGTAGCAGTCAATCACACTTACAAAGAGATTGGTCTGTTCCCAAAAGATGTTGTATCAGGTGGTACTGGTGCATACTATTCTGCAGATGCTATCTGGATCATTGGTCGTCAACAAGAGAAGGTTGGCCAAGAGATTGAAGGATATCACTTTGTAATTAACATTGAAAAGTCTCGCCATGTACGTGAGAAGTCTAAGATACCAATCACGGTTACATTCAATGGTGGTATCTCTAAGTGGTCTGGTTTACTAGATGTTGCAGAAAAGCTTGGTTACATTACCAAACCTAAAGTTGGTTGGTATGAAGCTGTAGACCCAGAAACTGGAGTAGTGCTAAGTGATAAGCTAATGCGAGCCAAAGAAGTCAATAGTAACGGAGACTTCTGGAAAATGATGTTCACCGAAACAGGTCTTGCAGAAGCAATCAAAACCCGCTATACTGTAGGTGGTAAGCCTCTTATGTCTGAAGATGCACAAGTAGAAGAAACTAACGAGGAAGTAGTAGAAAATGATTGAAAACGTTATCCTTGCTAATCTAACATACAACGAAGAATATGCAAGAAAGGTAATACCGTTTTTAAAAGAAGAATATTTTGATGCTCAGTCATACAAGATAGTCTACAAAGAAATTGTATCATATGTTGATACATACAATGGGCTTCCTACAAAGGAAGCTCTACGTATCTCTATTGATGAGAAAGAGAATCTAAACGAAGAACAATACAAAGATGTTAACCTCGTTATAGACAATCTTAAACAAGAAGATGCACCAGATAGTGATTGGTTAGTTGATAAGACAGAGAAGTTCTGTCAAGACAAAGCGATCTACAATGCTGTACGTGAAAGTATTCTAGTGCTAGATGGTAATCACAAAGAGCTAGACAAGGGTTCAATACCAGAACTTTTGTCAACGGCTCTTGGTGTATCGTTTGATAGTAGTATTGGTCATGACTTTCTCGACAACTTTGATGAACGTTATACATTCTATCATACGAAAGAAGACAAGATACCCTTTGACCTTGATTGCTTCAATAAAATCACAAAGGGTGGGTTATCTCGTAAGTCTTTAAGTGTTGCTCTTGCGGGTACTGGTGTAGGTAAAACATTGTACATGACTCATTGTGCATCCGCTAATATGATGCAGGGTTTGAATGTTTTATATATAACTATGGAGATGGCAGAAGAACGTATTGCAGAACGCATTGACGCTAACCTTCTTGATCTAACTATCGATGAACTTAAAGAGATCCCAAAAGATGTCTATGTTAAGCGTATTGGTCGTGTAAAGAACAAGACAACAGGTAAACTCATTGTTAAAGAATATCCAACTGCAAGTGCTGGTTCTGCTCATTTTCGTCACTTACTAAATGAACTACGTCTAAAGAAAAACTTCATACCAGACGTTGTGTATATCGACTATTTGAATATCTGTACTTCTTCACGTATGAAGTATGGCGCAAATGTAAACTCGTACACTTTGATTAAAGCAATAGCAGAAGAACTTCGTGGTCTGGCAGTAGAGTTTAATATCCCTATCATGACAGCTACACAAACAACAAGAACTGGCTACAGTAGTTCAGACTTAGGTCTTGAAGATACGTCAGAATCTTTTGGTTTGCCTGCAACTGCAGACTTTATGTTTGGTTTAATTTCTACAGAAGAGTTAGAAAGTCTTGGGCAACTTATGGTCAAACAACTTAAAAATCGATGGGGTGATACTAACTATCTCAAAAGATTTGTTGTAGGCATTGACCGATCTAAGATGCGTTTATTCGATGCAGAAGAGAATGCACAAGACTTAATGGATGACACCCCAACTATGGATAAAGGCGCTGTAGGTGATAGATTGGGTGCAGAACGTGCGGACGGCGAAGTTCTTAGTTTTAAGAAGGGTAAAAGGCCTCTGGCGTTCGAAGGATTTAGTTAATGTCATACAGAGTAGAAAGAGATTCTACAGAAAACAAATTTAAGGTAATAGAAAAAGATACGGAAGTAATACTGTATAAAAGTTACAGTAAAGCAGATGCAAGATCGATATGTAGGTCTTTAAATCTAGGCAGTGCTTTTAATGGACTAACACCAAAGTTTTTTTCAGTAGTAGAAGATAAACAACAGTAAACAAAAAAGGCGCCCCAATGGAAGCGCCTTTTTACTTTACTTGATACGTGGCAGATCCGAACCCCACGGACATACTTGATGTGACACCTGCTATTCCTTTTGTGATTTTTCTCACACTTGCCTCTTACGTTGTTTCACGTACATACACGCACCCGATGTTATTTATACAAATTAAGTCCTAACTTTTCCTTGACAAGACCAAAAAAATACTATATAGTTAACTATGAAACAACAATAAGGGTCTCTCATGGACGAGGATAATCTAGATAAGTATTGTATGGATATCGTTGATGACAATATTAATATGGCTGTACCATGGTATTTGATGGCATCATTTTCCTATTACAAGCAGGACAATCCTGTAATAACGGATGGTGTTTTTGATAAACTAGGTCGTAAGATGTTAGCAGAGTGGGATAAGATAGAACATCATCATAAGGAGCTTATCACAGAAGACGATTTAAAAGCAGGTACATTTTTGGGCGAATACCCCAATAGAGTTGAAAACGCAGTTAATCATGTAAGGGAGTCGTGTCTTGGAAAACAAAAGCGTAAGTGAATTAATTAAGGATGCTTTGCAAGAAGCTATGCTTTTAGAAAGTGGTATTGAAACATTTGATGAATGTCGTATGTTGTTTATTGCTCAAAAATTGAGTGGTGCGCCATACTCCTTTGTAGAGCAAGTATATAAAAATAATTAAAAAAAAGGGTCTTCGGGCCCTTTTTTCTATTGACATTACCCGAATCATGCATTATATTATAAGAGTAACAAGAGAGAAAGTGATTCATATGTTTAACATTCCTAGTTTTTATAAAGAAGAAGTT